ACACCTCAATAGCCATAGTTAAAGTAGGTGAAGAAGGATGGATCGTAGAGAACATGATAGTCGGTCGATGGACGCTAAAGGAGACAGCACAGAAGATCTTCCAAGCCGTCAAGGACTACAAACCAATATCAGTGGGTATTGAGAAGGGAATCTCAAGGCAGGCCGTAATGTCACCACTAACAGATATGATGAAACAACAGAGCTTCTTCTTCAATCTTGAGGAACTAACTCATGGAAATCAAAAGAAAACAGACAGGGTAATGTGGGCACTCCAAGGTAGATTTGAGCATGGCCAAATTATTCTAAAGAAAGCTGATTGGAACATAATGTTCTTAGATGAACTATTTCAGTTCCCTGACCCTCTAACCCATGATGACACAATTGACTCCCTAGCTTACATTGACCAATTAGCGAAGGTAGCCTACGTTGGAAACTGGGAAGAGATCGATGATTACACACCTTTGGATGACTTTACAGGATATTAACTATGAACGAACTACTTGAAGAACGAATTGAAGACTGGGTAATGTCCAAAGTAGATGAATGGTCAAACCACTATAGACAGAACTACAAGACTCGTCATGAGGAATACTATCGCATCTGGAGAGGTCAATGGGCTGAGGTGGATAAGACACGCTCTTCAGAACGCTCAAGAATCATTGCCCCCGCAACTCAACAGGCCGTAGAGAGCAGTGTTGCTGAGATTGAAGAGGCCACTTTTGGTCGTGGGAAGTTCTTTGACATTGCAGATGACATTAGAGATAAAAATAAAGAAGACATTGAGTTCCTTCGTAAGGCACTCCACGAGGACTTTGCAAACCAAGGAATCCGTAAGTCAGTAGGCGAAGTATTACTTAATGCCGCTGTATTTGGAACTGGAATAGCTGAAGTAGTCCTAGAAGAGGTCAAAGAGTTCACTCCTGCTTCTTCTCCGGTAATGGATGGTCAACTACAGGCCGTAGGTGTGAACATCTCAGACAGGACTGTGGTACGTCTAAAATCAATACTCCCTCAAAACTTCTGCATTGACCCAGTGGCAACGTCAATTGATGATGCCCTTGGTTGTGCAATAGATGAGTTTGTCTCTAAGCACTCAGTGGAGATACTTCAGGAGCAAGGAGTCTACGATAAAGATGTAACCTTAGACATTACCCCCTCAGACATGAACTTAGAACCTGAGCCTGATCTTGCGGTCTACCCAGATAACAAGGTACGCCTAACGAGATACTATGGTTTAGTCCCTACAGAGCTTCTAAGGGCTTCTAAGGCCGTAATACCTTCTGGGCATACCTCAGCATACATTGAGGCCATTGTCGTCGTGAGCAACGGCGGAGAGCTTCTAAAGGCCATTGCTAACCCTTACATGATGCAAGACAGACCTCTAGTGTCCTTCAGTTGGGACACAGTTCCTGCTAAATTCTGGGGAAGAGGAGTCTGTGAGAAAGGCTATAACTCTCAGAAAGCCTTAGATGCTGAACTTAGAGCACGAATTGATGCCTTGGCTCTCACGGTTCACCCAATGATGGCAATGGATGCCACTAGAATCCCTAGAGGCACTAAACCTGAGATTAGAGCAGGAAAGATATTGCTCACAAATGGAGATCCTAAGGACATTCTGAATCCATTTAACTTCGGCAATGTCAATCAGATTACCTTTGCTCAAGCAGGTGCTCTACAAACGATGGTACAGCAATCTACTGGGGCTGTGGACTCAACAGGTGTCTCAGGCACTGTTAATGGAGAAGCAACAGCAGCGGGCATCTCAATGAGCCTAGGTGCTATCATTAAGAGGCACAAGAGAACCTTGGTTAATTTCCAAGATAGCTTCATGCTTCCTTTTGTTCGCAAAGCCGCTTGGCGCTACATGCAGTTTGAACCTGAGCTGTATCCGGTAGCTGACTACAAGTTCAATGCTACGAGTTCTTTAGGGATCATGGCTAGAGAGTATGAAGTTACTCAGTTAGTCCAGTTATTACAAACAATGAAGCAAGATAATCCTGCTTATGATGTTCTAATTGAGTCAGTAATTGATAATATGAACTTGAGCAATAGAGAGACCATTGTTAATACAATTAAGCAGGCCAATCAACCTAACCCACAGAAGCAACAAGAGCAACAAGCACAACTTAAAGCTCAATTGGACTTCCAGAAGGGTCAGACTAGTTCATTAATGGCAAATGCTCAAGAAGCTCTAGCTAAAGCTAATAAACTAGGAGTAGAAACACAGTTATTACCTGAAGAACTAATGGTTCAGAAGCTGAAGGCTGCTTCTAACAACCTAGAGAAGGGTTTAAATGATGATGAAGAGTTTAAGAATAGACTTGGCACTATTGAAGAGTACCTAGTGAAGGTCACAGGTGATAATGATAATGATAGTTTAACTAATGATACCGACAATGACGGGGAGATAGAAGATGGTAATAACAGCAGTTCAATTCAACAAGGCGATGACGGAGATCAACGAGGAGTTCAAGAGACTGAATTTGGAGGTTGAAGCACTAAAAAAGCAGAAACCTAAGAAAAAGCTTGACAAAAGCTCCTAAATATGTTATAATAGGTACATATGAATACAGAAGAAGAGATAAAAGAAGCTTATGCTGACCTAAGATTATCCTTAGGTTGGAAGCTCTTGGTTGAAGAGTTAGAATACAATATGGAAGCCATTGGTAATATTGCTAATGTCAAAGGTATTGAAGATCTATCCTTCAGACAAGGACAATTGTCAGTTATTAGAGACATCTTAAGTGTATAAATACTTTGATTTCCAATGTCCTCAAGGGCATGTTACTGAAGAGTTCATTAGTGGAGAACCTAAGGATATTGAATGTCCTAAGTGTGGTTCTCCTGCTAAACGAATTATTTCACCTATTGTTGCCATCATGGATCCCTTATCAGGAGACTTCTATGGTGCTACAAGACAATGGGAAAAACACAGAGAAATCACAATAGCGAATGAACGTAAGGCGCTAGGTCAAACTAGTTAATCCTTACGATACTGCCCGAGAGGGCTAACTCCATAATACCAAAGGTACGGAGATTTAATGATGGCTGCGACCATTTTAGAAGACGATAGTGAGCGTTTAGAAGCGTTAGATGAATTAGCTTTGGAGTCACAAGCTCCAGAGGTAACTGAGGAGTCTATACCAGAGAAATATAAAGGTAAGTCCTATGCAGATATTATACATATGCATGAGGAAGCTGAGAAGATGATTGGAAGACATTCATCAGAAGTAGGTGAACTACGATCAGTGGTAGACCAGTATATTAACTCTAAAACAGAACTCACTGAAGAACCTGCGGAGAAGCTTGACTTCTTTGAAGACCCTGAAGGAGCTGTTGGTCAAGCAATTGAACAGCACCCTGACATCGTGAAGGCACGAGAGGTTACCAAACAATATACTAGAAGTATGACTGAAGGTAAACTCACGGCTAAGTATCCTGATCTACAGAAGATAACCGCAGATCCTGCATTTGCAGATTGGGTTAAAGCTTCTAGCATTAGGATGCAACTCTACAAGCAGGCAGACGAAGGTTATGACTTTGATTCTGCTGATGAGCTGTTGAGTAACTGGCAAGCCCGACAAGCGATTACGAGCCAAACAATGGAAGCTGAGAAAGATAGCCGTAAAGACGCTATTAAGAGTGCTTCCACTGGTAACATTAGAGGCTCAGGGGAATCGTCAAAGAAATTATTCAGACGCGCAGACATTATTAAACTAATGAAAACTGACCCTACTCGTTATGAGGCTCTATCTGAAGAGATAATGAAAGCGTACAGCGAAGGTAGGGTTAAATAGGAACACTTTCGTTCCTCTCACTACTTTTTGGAGTAATACAAATGGCTACATCAGTTTATCCCGCTACTGGCGGTTTTACAGACAATACAACAGCGGATAAGTTCATCCCTGAAATCTGGAGTGACGAAGTTGTCGCTGCATACGAAAAGAACTTAGTAATGGCTCCTTTAGTTAAGAAGCTTTCCATGGCAGGTAAGAAGGGTGATACAATTCACATTCCTAAGCCTACTCGTGGAACAGCCAACGCTAAAGTGGCTAATACCGCAGTTACCGTTCAGAATGAGACAGCGACTTCAGTAGATGTTGTCATTGATCAGCATTATGAATATTCAAAGATAATCGAAGACATCACAGGTACTCAAGCGCTAAGCTCAATGCGTGCGTTCTACACTGGTGATGCCGGTTATGCAATGGCTAAGCAAGTAGATGATACTTTGTTTAATCGTGCTACTGGCTTCGGTGATGGTACTTACGCTGCTGTTCCTGATGGCACTGGTGCTAATTGGATCAACAGTAACACTTTCTACAGTGATGCTACCACAGGTACAACCGCTTACACAGCAGATACCGTAGTACAAGCTGATGTGTTCACTGACCAATTCTTCCGTGACATGGTTCAGAAGATGGATGACGCTGATTGCCCAATGGACAATCGTTTCCTAATCATACCTCCTTCAGTTCGTAACCAGATCATGGGCATCAACCGCTATGTGTCTAGTGACTTCGTAGATGGTCGTGGTGTAATGAACGGTAAGATTGGTAGTCTATATGGCATCTCAATCTACGTTAGTTCTAATGTTCCTATAATTGAAACAGCAGCGGCCAATGCGGTCAACACTGGTGATGTTCGTGGAGCAATCATGGGTCATCAAGACACTCTAGTCTTAGCTGAGCAGAAAGGCGTTCGTTCTCAAACTCAGTATAAACAAGAGTTCTTAGGTACTCTTTACACAGCAGACCGCCTATATGGCACACAAGTTCTAAGACCTGAGACTGGCTTCGTATTAGCAGTCAATGGCTAACTAGAAAACCCCAAGCCCCTAAGAG